CCCCTTGTCGGAGTAGCTCAGCTGGTAGAGCGCCGGTCTCCAAAACCGGATGTCGCAGGTTCGAATCCTGCCTCCCTCGCCATTTCGCCGCGCGTCGCCTCAACGCACGCTGACATCAAGACACCCGCGCCGACTCCGACGTTGTCCAGCACCGGGACAAGGGACGTTCATCTCGACCGACCAGCGCTGACGATGGCGGGGGCCAGGCGTCCATAGCGTGCACACCCTGCGGCGCGGAGAGGCTTCGGCCTTGGCATAGCAACAGGCAATGGCCGGTCATTCCCGGAACCAGATCACAGGAGGGCGGATATGCCGGTCCTCTCCAACGCCAAGCACGAACGGTTCGCCCAGGGCATCGCCAAGGGTCTGAGCCAGACCGACGCCTACACCGAGGCGGGCTACAAAGGCGACAGGACCGCAGCGTCCCGCCTGTCAACAAACGTCAACATCTCGAAACGCGTGGCAGAACTGCAGGGCAAGGCAGCGACGCGCACTGAGATCACCGTAGCCAGCATCACTGAAAGGCTTCTGGCGATCGCGACCAAGGGTGAACAGTCCGGAGACGCCCCGCTACTCGCCGTGGCCCGCGCCAGCCTCATGGACGCCGCCAAACTGAACGGGCTGGTCGTGGACAAGAGCCAATCTGAGCTGACCGGATTAGACGGGGCTCCCCTGGGCGTGTCTGTCACCTTCCGTGACGCCTGACATCCAGATCCCGGGGGCCTTCCGGTTCCTGTGGCAGGAGAAGGCGGACGACGGACTACCGGTTCGGTATCGCTGCGCACACGGCGGCCGGGGTTCCGCGAAGTCCATGAGCTTCGCCCGCGCGCTGGTCATCAAGGCCGCTGCGAAGAAGCTGAAGGTTCTCTGCTTCCGCGAGGTCCAGAAGAGCGTCCGGGAGTCGGTGAAAGCCGAGATAGACCAAGCGATCATCGATTGCGGGCTTGAGGGCTTCTACGACGTTCTCGAAACCGAGATCCGGGGCCGCAACGGCTCGGAGTTCATCTTCACCGGCCTGAGGAAATCGTCGGTCAGCAGCATCAAATCGACCAAGGGCGTCAACATCGCCTGGGGCGACGAGGCGAACGCTATCTCGAAGAAGAGCTTCGAGCTGCTGGACCCGACCATCCGTGAGCCGGGGTCGGAGATTTGGCTGACGTGGAACCCCGAGGACGAAACCGACCCCGTCGACAGCATATTCCGCAATGACATCCTGCCGCCCGGCTCGATCGTGCGGGAGGTCAACTACGACGACAATCCGTGGTTCAAGGACACGCCGCTCCAGACCATCATGGAGTACGACCGGCGCCGCGACCCGGACAAGTACGACCACGTCTGGCGCGGCAAGTACCAGAAGAACAGCGAGCGCCGCGTCTTTAAAAACTGGAAGGTCGAAGAGTTCGACACGCCGCTGGATGCGGTGCTGCGGTTCGGTGCGGACTGGGGCTTCTCGGTCGATCCCACTGTCCTGGTCCGGATGTTCATCGGCCGCTGGCAGGACGGCAAGGCGGTGTCGGACCCGACGGGCCGCGTCCTGTTCATCGACCACGAGGCCTACAAGGTGGGCTGCGAGATTGATGAAACGCCGTCTCTGTTCGCCGGGACGGACAAGGAAGACCCGCCGCGCTGGGCAAACAGCCACAATCACCCCGGCATCCCCGGATCCAAGAAGTGGCTGATCACGGCGGACAGCTCCAGGCCGGAAACGGTCAGCTACATGAAGCGCAAGGGCTTCCGGATCGCGCCGGCCATCAAGGGGCCTGGGTCCGTCGAGGACGGCATCGAGTTCTTGAAGACCTACGACATCGTCGTGCATCCGCGCTGCGTGGAGACGGCGCTGGAGTTCGGCGCCTACAGCTTCAAGGTCGATGAGAAGACCGGCGACGTCCTGCCTCTGCTGGAGGACAAGGACAATCACGTGATCGACGCCTGCCGCTATGCCTGCGAGGCCGTGCGCCGCGCCAAGAAGCCGACCGTGCCGAACCGGCCCAAGACGCCGAGCGACTACCGCCGAAACGAACAGCCGGGAGGCAGCGAATGGATGGCGGCCTGATCGACACCAGCCTGGACACGTGGAAGCGTCTGTTCACCGAGGCCCGCGACATGACGCGGACGGCCCGGTCGGAGGCGAAGAAGCACCGCCGCTACTACGACGGCAAGATCGATCCGGAGCTAGGTCGCCGCCTTCGCGCTCGCAAACAGCCCGACTTCGTCATCAACCGGGTCCGACCCGGCGTTGAGGGCATGGTCGGCGTCGTCGAGCGGGGCAAGACCGATCCACGCGCCTATCCGAGGACGCCGCAGGACGAAGGCTCGTCCGAGGTCGCGACCGATACTCTGCGCTACGTCACCGACCAGAACCGCTGGCACCAGAACAAGCTCAAGGCCTTCCGAAACATGCTGGTGGAAGGCGTCGCCGCCGCCATCATCGAGGTTGATGAGCGCCTAGAGGTCCGCATTCGCCGCGGCCGCTACGAATCCTTCTTCTACGACCCCTACAGCCGCGAGCCGGATTTCTCCGACGCCAGCTATATGGGCTTCGCAGAGTGGCAGTATCAGGACGACGTGATTGTCCTCTATCCTGAAAAGCGCGAGGTCATCCTTTCGGTCGTGGCCAGGGGCGATACCGGGGACTCGCAATGGGCTGACCGGCCCGATGATCAGACCACCATGTGGGCCGATCCGCGCCGCAAGCGCCTTCTGGTCGTCGAGATGTACGCGAAGCGCGGCGGCACATGGATGAAGTGCGTCTTTGTCGGCGACGCCACGTTAGAGGAAGGGCCCAGCCCCTATCTCGACGACGACGGGCAGCCGATGAACCCGATCGAGGCCTTCTCGGCTTACATTGACGACGACAACAACCGCTACGGCGTCGTTGCGGACATGGTCGGGCCGCAGGACGAGATCAACACCTACCGCCGCAAAGGCGCCCATCTGGCGACGTTCCGGCAGTTGCAGGAAACGGACCCGTCATCGGCCGGTGCCGACCCGGAGGAAGCCCGCCGCGAGGCCCGCCGCGCCGATGGCGTGATCCCCTCGGGCTGGAACATCGTTCCGACCTCCGACAAGTTCAGCATGGACATGAACCTCCTTGCCGAGGCCAAGTCCGAGATCGAGCGTATCGGCCCCAACCCGGCGATCCTGGGCCGTCAGGGCGAGAACCAATCGGGCCGCGCGGGCCTTGTCCGCCAGCAGGCCGGTTTGACCGAGCTGGCCCACCTGTACGGCGGCCTGGAAGATTGGGAGCTTCGCGTCTTCCGCCAGGTCTGGTCGCGCGTGCGGCAGTTCTGGACCGAGCCGAAGTTCATTCGCGTCACCGACGACGAGAACGCGGTGAAGTTCATCCAGATCAACAAGCCGGTGTACGGCGAGCCGGCACCGGTGATCGACGAGCTGACCGGCCTGCCGAAATACGACCCATTCACCCGTCAGATCGTCATGGCGCCGCAGTTCCTCGGGATGGAGAACGCCGTCGCCGAGATGGGCGTCGACATCATCGTGGATTCCACGCCCGACACGGCGAATATCCAGCAGGAGCAGTTCACCGAACTCGCCAAGCTGGCGTCGATCTACGGCCCGCAGGAAGTGCCGTTTGATGTGGTGCTGAAGGCCTCGAGCCTGCCGAAGAAGCGCGAGCTGACCGAGCAGCTTGAAGCCCGCAAGAAACAGGGTTCCGAGCCGCCACCGCAGGTCGCCGCCGCCATGGAGTTGGAAATGGCGGGCAAGCAGGCCGAGATCGGCAAGACGCAGGCCCAGACCGAACAAGCCGCCGCCAATGCGCTGAAGACGTTCGCAGAGGCGCAGGCCACCGAAATGCAATCCGCCTGGATCAACCAGCCGGGTTACTGACCGCCTCCGGGTCTGACGGGAGACACGACCGCTCTTCGACATGAGCAACGGGCCGCCGCCGTAGCGGGCGCAACGTAAGCCGACGACACCGGCAAGGATCAACCATGAGCGACACTCCCGACTTCCTGTCGGACGAACCCTCGTCCGCGCCTGCCGTCACGCCTGAAGCCCCCGCTGCGCCGGAACCCGCGCCGCAGGAACAGCCCCAGGCCGCTGCACCGCCTGCCCCCGCCCCTGCTGCCCCGGCAGCGGAAGGCGACGAGCCGCCGGCGCCGCATCACGTGCCCCTCTCGACCTTCCTCGACATGCGCGACCGCCTTAATCAGGCCGAAGCGCGGAACCGGGAAAACGAAGAGCGTCAGCGCAAGGCAGAACAGGAGGCGCAGCGCCGCCAGGCGCCCGACCGGAACCAAGACCCCGACGCGTTCGAGGACTTCCGGGCCGAGCAAATGGCGCAGGCCGTCACGGCGCAGAACTTCCGGTTCTCGAAGCGACTGGCCGAGGTCTCGCACGGAAAGGACGCGGTTCAGGCTGCGTACGACTGGGGCGTGAAGCGTTGCGACGAAGACCCGCTGTTCAACCAGCGCGTCGCCACATCGGAAGATCCCTTCGACTTCATCATTGCCGAGTGGAAGCGCGACAAACTCGTCTCGCAGCTCAGCGACACCGATTTCGAGGCTTTCCAGCAGTGGAAGGCCCAGCAGGCCGGACAACCGCCCGCACCCGCCACACCTGCGGCCCCGGCCGCTCCCCCTCGCGCGCCTCGCCCTTCACTGGCGGGCGCACCATCCGCTGGGCGGTCGTCTGTTCCCGAGGCACGGGACGGCGAAAGCACCTTCGAGCGGATGTTCGGTTCATAAGGAAAACCGATGGCTTACTCTGAAGTGCCTGCCGATCTGGAACGCACAAAGTGGGATTCCAGCTACTGGCAGGAATACGTCAACATGTCGGGCTATGCGGCCTACATGTCGGCGTCTCCGAACGCCCTGATCCAGACCAACCGTGACCTGATCGACGGCGGCAAGGACATCGTCATGTCCCTCGTCGGCTCGCTCAAGGGCAAGGGCGTGGGCGCGGGCCTGTTGACCGGCGCTGAAGAGCGTCTGGGCTTCTACCCGTTCCGCACGCGTCCGGTCTGGCGCCGCAACGCCGTGGTCGTGAAGAAGTCGATGATCCAGAAGTCGGTCGTCGATATTCTGAAGGCCAACAAGGACAGCCTGAAAATCTGGTCGTCCGACGACATGCGCGACCGCATCACCGACGCTCTGTCGGTCGTGGCGTTCGACGATGCTCGCTACGATGAGGACAACGGCGATCAAACCGGCGTCCCCTATGCCGAAGCCACCGCGACCCAGCGCAACAACTGGCTGACGGACAACGCCATCCGCGCGCTGTTCGGCAACTCGGAAGCCAACCTGGTCCCCGGCAACACGGCCTCGTCGCTGGCGAACGTCGACAACGTCAACGACAACTGGGGCGCCACGGTCATCTCCGTGGCCAAGGGTATGGCCCGCAAGCGCGACCGGGTCACCGGACGCCGTGCGATCCGCCCCTATCGCTCCGACCGTGACGGCCGCGAGTGGTTCGTCCTGTTCGTCCCGACGCAGGCCTTCAACAAGATCAAGGCCGATCCGGACATCAAGGCGTTCAACAAGGACAGCATCGATCGCAGCGTCGAGTCCAACCCCTACTTCCAGGGCGGCGACCTGATCTGGGACGGTGTCATCATCCGCGAAATCACCGATCTGCCCGTCCTGGGCGCGGTCGGCACGGCGGGTGCGAACGTGGCGGCCGGCTATCTCTGCGGGGCTCAGGCTCTCGTGGTCGCTTGGGGTCAGGATCCCAAGTCCACGGAACGCAAGGACGACGACTACCAGTTCATCAAGGGCGTCGGCACCGAGGAGCTGCGCTCCATCGACAAGACGTTCTTCAAGGAGACGGGCGCCGTTGGCCCGGGCACGCAGCACGGCATCGTGACCGTGTTCGCCGCGTACTAAGGAGCACGCACCATGGCGAAAGCTTTCCCCACCCAGGCCGTGGGTTCTGGCAGCGCGCCTGCCAAGACCTCGACCGACTCCAACCAACTGACCTACGCCGGGGGCCGTATTCCGGTCACCGCCGGTCAGCAGACGGTCGGCGCGCTCTTCGGGACCATTGTGGTTCCGAAGGGTGCTGAGTCCGCCCGCGTCACCGTTTCCGCCCCTGCGGGCGTGACGGTCGAAGTGGGTGACGCCGGCGACACTGACCGCCTGCTGGCCGCCACCGCCGCCGCCACGGCGCCCGTCTCGGGCATCGCGACGACCGGCTTCGGGTACCAGTATCCGGCCGAGACCCTGATCAGCGTTCGCATCGCCACGGCGACGGCGCCGGTGAACGGGACCATCGTCTACTCCGTCGAATACGTCAGCCAGTAAGGGAGGCCTGAAAATGACCACCCAAGCCCGCGTGATCGGCCCAGCTTCCGAGCTGGGTCACTTCGACACCCTCAACTTCTTCGGCAACGAGATCGGCCGCGAGTTCACCGACGTGACGCTCACGCCCGATCAACTGAGAAAAGCCGAGGGCAACCCCTACATCGAGATCAAGGGCGCCGACGACGCCCTGACGGATGAGGAACTCCGCAAGGCGAAGGAAGACGAAGCGGAAGCGGACAAGATCCGCGCTCGCCTCGCCGAGCTGGATGTGACCGTTGACGGTCGCGCCTCGCTCAAGACACTGCGCGGTAAGCTGGACGCGGCCGAAAAGGCCGAGGCCAAGCGCCTGGAAGACGAAGCGGAAGCGGCTCGCAAGGCCGCCGAAGGCTCCGAGGACTGATCCTGACCGCCCCCGGCTTCGGCTGGGGGCGTCTCTTCGGAGGCGACCATGACCATCCGTGAGATCATCGCAGCCGCCATGCGCCGCGGCAAAATCCTCGCATCCGGCGAGACGCCTTCCGCAGACGAAGAGCGAGACATCCTCGCCCGCCTGCAATCCCTCATTCTGGAACACCCCGGCCTGACTGGCGCGCGCTGGCGCGACGTCTATGCCGCCTCTTCCGCCACGATCACCGCCCGCGACGGCGACCGCATCACCGTCGGCGTGTTCACTCCCACGATCATCAAGCCGACGGTCGAAACTTGGTGCGTCACGCGCCGCAACATGCCGGCCTTGTCCCGCATCTACGTGCTGGATGGGACCGACGCTGGGCTGTTCCTGTTCTCGACCGAATGGCGCCGCGCCGATGCACTGACGCTGGACGATTTCAACCCCTTCGGCGCCGACACCGACAACGGCCTGGTCGCGCAACTCGCCGTCACCATCGCCGATGATTTCGGCGGGGAGATCGGCGCCAAGACCGCGCTGGAGGCCCAGCGCTCCGAGCGTACGATCCGGGGCCGTCTCTACCGCGACCGCGACTGCCGCCGCGAACTGCCCTGCGACTACATCTGATGCAGCTTCCCTTCGGCCTGTCAGCCTATTCCCGAGCGAATGGGCGGCTTCCGCCTGTCCGGCTCGTGAACCTCTACCACGAGCAGGCCCCGACTTCGACGACCGGAGCGGTTCTGTTGCCGCGCCCTGGGTTGCAGCTTGAGTATGATCTGGGCGCGCCGATCCGTGGCCTGCGCCGCGATGACGGCGTCTTCAACGGCGACCTTTTCGCCGTCGCTGGGAACAAGCTTTTCCGCGGGGAAGACCTTGTCGGATTAATCGAAGATGATACCTTCTCTGTCGAGTGGGCTTACACGGTCGATGGCCTGTGGGTCGCCTCGGGCGGCATCGTCTATCAGTACGACGGCACGACCCTAACTCCCACAGCCTTTCCAGATAGCGCGCCGGTCATCTCGATCTGCGACATCGACAACTTCCTCTTCGCGGTTCGGCAGGACACCGGGACGGTATATTTCCGCGTTCCCGGCGATACGACCTGGAACGCCTTGGACTTCTTCTCGGCCGAACGCGAGCCGGACCCCGCCATCGCCGTCCGTGCCCTGGCTGATGCGCTCTATGTGTTCGGCACGTCATCGATCGAGTCGTTCGGCATCACCGGCGATGTCGATCAGCCAGCCGTCCGGAT